GTATTACAAACTTGCTAATGCAGAAGCCATTACTTTGTCTGGACAAGTATCCATACGTTGGATAGAGAATAAAATGAACCAAAAGATCAATAAGATCTTAAAAACTGAGGATGTTGATTATGTTATTGCTTCTGATACCGATTCCATTTATCTTAATCTCGGTCCTTTGGTCGAGACTGTATACCAGGGAAGAGAGAAAACTAATGAGAGCGTTGTGTCGTTCCTTAATAAGATCTGTGAAATGGAATTTGAGCCTTTTATTGAAAGTTCTTATGAAGAATTGGCATCCTACGTAAGTGCTTATGACCAAAAGATGCAGATGAAGCGAGAGAACATCGCTGAACGTGGTATCTGGACTGCTAAGAAAAGATATATTTTAAATGTATGGGATAGTGAGGGTGTTCGTTATGAGGAACCCAAACTCAAGATGATGGGTATTGAGGCAGTTAAATCTTCGACCCCTGCTCCATGTAGAGATATGATTAAGTCTGCTCTTAAGATAATGATGAATGGTACAGAGGATGAGGTGATTGATTTTATTGACAAGTCACGTAAGGAATTTAAGAAACTTCCACCAGAAGATATTGCCTTCCCACGTTCTGCTACTAATGTAGAAAAGTATAAGGCAACTTCTACAATATATGCCAAAGGAACTCCTATACATATACGGGGTGCATTATTGTATAACCATTATGTTAAAAAACATAAGTTGGATAATAAGTACTCTCTCATCCAGAACGGCGAAAAAATCAAATTCTGTTACCTGAAGAAACCTAATATTATTCATGAGAATATTATTTCGTTTATTCAGGATTTTCCATGCGAAATCGGTCTTGACAAGTATATAGACTATGACCTACAATTTGACAAAGCCTTCTTGGAGCCACTCAAAATCATTCTTGATGCGATTGGGTGGAATGTTGAGAAAACTGTAAACCTAGAACTTTTCTTCTCCTAATGGAATTACCTATCAACGATAAGGATTTAGCAATTATTGTAAATGCTCTTTCACTTGGTGGTGATGCAAGATTATATCATCTTTTAAAAGGAGTAAAAGAAGACCGAGCACTTAAACTTGAACAGAGTACAACTTAATGGATTTTTTGAAAGAGATTGTCAAAGAAATTGGTGATGACTACACCCAACTCGCAGCAGACATCGACGAAACAGAACAGTTCATCGACACGGGTTCATACATCTTTAATGCAGTGGTGTCAGGTTCCGTTTTTGGTGGCGTATCTAGCAATAAGATTACTGCCATCGCTGGTGAGTCTTCTACTGGTAAAACGTATTTTTCCCTTGCTGTTGTCAAGAACTTTCTTGACAGTAATCCTGATGGGTACTGTCTTTATTTTGATACTGAAGCAGCAGTCAATAAGGGATTACTTGAGTCTCGTGGTATAGATATGAACCGCCTTGTGGTGGTAAATGTTGTAACTATTGAAGAGTTTAGAAGCAAGGCACTTAGAGCAATTGATATATATTTAAAGACCAACACAGAAGATCGCAAACCATGCATGTTCGTGTTAGACTCTTTAGGAATGCTTTCCACAGAGAAAGAGATTAGAGACGCACTTGATGATAAGCAAGTTCGTGATATGACTAAATCTCAATTGGTTAAGGGAGCATTTAGAATGTTAACTCTTAAACTTGGCCAAGCGAATGTCCCACTCATTGTCACAAACCATACGTATGATGTCATCGGAGCTTATGTCCCAACGAAAGAAATGG